ATATATTATACAGGAATTTTAACCTTTTGTCAAGTAATATTTTTTGCATCTTCGGGTAAATTCCTTTCCTCCTCTTCTAAGTATTTTAAAATTGATTGTTTATAAATTGGTTGGAAACATTCTGTTCCTCCGTTTCCTGCTATTGGCTCATACAACTTTATTCTTTCAAAATCATGATGTGTTGCTACTTCTATTCTTCTAGCATGATAAGTAGTTGTATATATTTCTTTTAATATTTTGAAAGGCGGCCAACCTTTTCCTCTTTTTTCTGCTCCTTTGTTTGCATGTCCTACTTTTATAACTCCATCTCTAAATTCTACACAATAAGTTACACAAGGTAGTTTTCCTTCAGGTAAATCTTTTAATACTGATAACGATACTTTTCCTGCAGCAGAGCAAAATTTACATCCAACTTCATTATGTGTTGTGGATGCTTTTCTTTCTTGTTTATGCCCAAAAGCTAAACATTGAACTTTATAAGTTTTAAAAGCACCTCCATAAGAATTGCCAATTACTTCTAGTCCACATTTTAAAAAGTGTTCTGTCCAATCTTTGTAGCGAACAGTTGCTTTGTGGTTGTGTTCATATCTAGGTAACAGTTCTTCTGACTGAAGTTCTTGAACTTTACAGACAATCGCATTAGGGCTTCGAGGCATGTCACACTCTTTATATAATTTTTCTATTTCTTCCATGCTTCCTTCACATAAAGTATAAGCAAGTATCAAATCTTTTTCTTCTTCTTCAGTCCATTGAGCGTTGGTATAGTTTATATTTCCTTCTCGTATCCAACGATTTTTTGCTCTTTTTCTTACAGAATCTCTACTTGGTCTACCTTTTTCTCCTGTTCCTGGGTCAGTAACGAGATCGTTTATTACTCCATCAATCATATCCCTAAACGGCCACTCTTTATAGATAATTCCATAAGTTTTTCCATTATCTAATTCTTGATGTAAATGGTCAAAGTGATGTTCTTGCCATTCATATTTAGGTCTATGTGCCATACAGATTCTCCTTGAGTTTTAATACTGTATTCTCGTTTAGTTCTCCAGCATCTCCATACTCTGGTGGAATTCTTACATGGTAGTGTTTAATTTCTACTTTATCGCAGAGTTCTTGAACTTTCTCTACGGCAGCTTGTCCTGCATCATCGGGGTCAAACAGAATATCTATCTGTTCTATACCTTTCATTTTGAGCAGTAATAATTTCTCTGGTGTTATATTTGATATTCCAAACGAACACAGAGCATTTGTTAATCCTTTATCGTGCAAATTAACTACATCATAAATGCCCTCCACTAATATCACTCTACCTTTGATGGGAGTAATATTAGTGGGATACATGGGCATAATCGCTTTGGGAGGATGTATGACATACTTTGGCTGATCTTTTATATGTGAGTTCTGCCTCAGTCTGCCATTAAAGGCAACGATTTTTCCTGTGATGTCACGAATTGGAAATACAATTCTGTCTCCAAATGGAGAGCGACTTGACATAAATGCTTCAAACTTTTTATAAGTGTCTGGTTTTATATTTCTTTCATTTCCTAGATACGGCATAATATCTGTAGGCATTTTTAATCCTACAGAAGCCGACCTTTTTTCTTCTATTCTTTGTCGTAATTTCTCTCTTTTTATATCAAGAAAGTTACTTGGTTTGTCATAAAGTTTGAATATATTTCCTTTGAAACCACAGGAAAAACAGTTGAATATACCAGTAATCTTATCAATTCTCATACTTGGATTACTGTCGTCATGTTCAGGATTTAAACACGACACAATAAAGTCTGCTGGTGAAACTTTAAATGGTATTCTTTCTTCTGCGAGTAATTCTTCTACTGTCATTTAATCCACTTTAATCCTTTTAATTCTTCAATGTCGCTCCAGATAAACCAAGCATAGTCTGTGGCATCTGTACCTTGTCCTGTAAAAGAAGGCCTCTTACTTAATATTACTAAACCATCAGGTGGATACATTTGCCAAAAATCATGTCTAGACTGTGCCCCAAGAAAATTAATTCTTAGCAGCATTATAATTGTTGGTGCCATTGTCATTGCGTGTTCTATAAACTCTTGTGCAAGAGAAAAAGGAGGATTTGTAAATACTAAGTCATATTCTCCTTCATGTTCAAAAAAGTCTGTACCTTCTTGTATTTCACACGAACTTACTTGTAGCTTTTGTTTTTGTAAAAAGCGTACTATTCTACCATCTCCTGCTGCTGGTTCTAATGCTGTATCAAATAAATTCCAATTTATAGGAAGTTTTTCATAGCACCACTCTGGAGTGGGATAAAAATCATATGCATTTCTCATGGTCTGTATACTTTTCCTTTGTCTATAATTAATATTCCGTTCAAATGGTCAAACTCATGCTGAATTACACGAGCATCAAAACCTTTGAACTTTGTTTTTACTTTTTCTATTCTATCTTCGAGTATAGTTTCATATTCAAGTTCTATACTATGCGATCTTCTTACTTTTACCATAGCATTGGGACAACTTAAACATCCTTCCCAATCACTTTTTGTAACGGAACTTTTACTTACTATTCTTGGATTTATGAAAAGTTGTGCAGGATTACCTGCTGCAAAGATTCGTACTGGTAAGTCAACTTGTATACCAGCGCATCCAATTCCTTTGTGTTCTTCCATAGCTTTACGAAGCGTTACAAATATTTTAAGAGCTTCAGGTAAAGTTCCTTCAAATTCTTTTGAAAATGTTCTTAATCTGTTGTTTTCTGTGATGATTTGTGTTTCCATCCTTTTAATTCATCTCCTAATTTTTCAAATTCTGTCATTTCTACTCCACTATCATCTTTCGTGAACTCATATACTTTACTTTTCCATGCAAGTTCTACAGTTTGAAACCATACTGCAAGAGCAGTATTTACAAACTCTTTGTCTGGCCAAAGTAGATACATGTTCCACCAATCTTTATCAAAGCGATGAAGTTCGACTTTAATATCTTTATATGCATATCCATCTTCTTCAGTTTTGATAAGTTCCCATAGTGCGCGTATTCTTTGCGACCCCGCTATAGGCCAATAGTTGTTCATTGTAAGCATTGGTGACATAATACCATGCTTTTTAATACTTTCCATTAAAGGTTCATTTAATGGAACATTTTTTATGTTCTCTTGTACTTTTTTCTGATTTAATATAAACTTTACTTTTTGTACTTCTATCGTAAGAGGTGGTATTGCTATTAAATCTGCAGTTTCTTTAGTGATACGATCCGCTGCCATCTTGTCCTCCATCAAAATACCATTCATCCTCTAATATTTGATTCCAGCCTTCTTCATATATCTGTCTGAAATCTTCTAATGTAGGAATATCTATTGGTACATTTTGTTTATTTCTAATTTCTACTAATCCAAATACAAAGATTGTATAGGATTCTTCTAATTGTTTTTCAGTATACATTAACATTATAACTTCTCCTGTGCGTTTTCATCTGAATCCCCCATACCCATATCCTCTCTCATCTTCTCTTTTTCAGCAGGGGTAATTGCTGAGTTCGGGCCAATCTTTAGTGATTTCCAATCTACTTCACTTGAGAAACCTTTTACTTCATTATTTCTCATTTTCGTACAGTTAAATGTCATACACTTATCTGCTGGTTCCCATGTTTCAAGTGAGTAAGCTGCGTCTGCAGCATCCAAGATACCCTTTGCAAATCTAGCTTCGCCTGTATTGTCTGTCTGGTAAGGGGCAAACACTAGAGTTTCGTACTCTTGTGCAAAGGATTTCATCTTTTTACTAATCTCGATTTGTTCTTGCCAGTCGTATTGACTGTTTCTTGAAGGTGCGTTGTGGCGGCGGACTTGGTTAAGATAGTCAACAATAACTATCCCAATGTCAGCACGAGCTACTCTCTTATCGAGTTCGCTTTGAATTTTTGAGAGAGTGAGAGCAGGATCGTAAATAACATCAATCTGCTTTTCTTTGTTTAATTCTCTTTTGACAAGTTTTCTGTGAAACTCGTCAAAATCTCTGTTGAGTTCAAACTCTTGTAAAAGTTCATGTCCACCATCAAAACGACCTGCCCACCAACCTGCTACAAGATTCCATTCTTCATTACTGAGACTTCTGTCCCTAATATTTGTAAATGGAACTCTTGTAGCAATGGAGCACATTCTTTGTAGAATGGAACGACTGTCCATTTCGATAGTAAAATATACTGCACTTCTACCAGATTCATAAACATTGACAGCAAGATTACAGGAAGTCAACGACTTACCTGAACCTCGTCTACCACCAACAAGCACTAAATCTTTCGGTGAGAATTTCACCGAGGAATCATATTCTGTATTGAGTCCTAAAGGTAAATACTTCGACCTTTGTTCTTCATCTTCAAAAAGTGTTATAGTTTGCATACTTTCTGAAGGTGGAGTAATATCAACCTTGTCACTTACCTTTAGTACTATTTCTTGTAATTGTTCTATATTTTCCTCAGCACTTGCCATAGTAACAGTTTTATCGACATACTTGTCGAGTTCGTCTAATATTTCTACTTGGGCATATTCATTCTTTAGATAATCAAGAAGCATGTCTGCATCGACTTCAACTTCGATTGATTGAATGGCTGAGAGTTTTTCTTGTGTTTTTGAGTCACGAACTTCGTACTGAAGTTCCTCAAAAGTTGGGAGAGATTGATAATTGTCGACGTGCTTTTCCAAGATGTTAAAAATCCCTCGGTACTCATTTGGTAAATAAATCTCCTTTACCTGAGCCCAAGTATCTAAATCTCTTTGTACTATTAATTGTTTTAGTAACGCACTCGCAATATTCATAACTCTCTCTCAAAAAAAGGGAGGGTTTGCCCCTCCCCGCTAAATATTGCTTATTAGCCTATTTCTTTTTTAGCTGCACCATTGTAATCAGCACATTGTAAACCTCTTCTGGTTAACATTGTTTTAACGCCTCTTACAGTTTTGCCGATTTCGTCAGCAATTTCTTGTACAGTCATTTCACCAATCTCTAGGTCAGCTAAAACGTCAGCTTTGCTTGAACCTTTGGTTTCTTTCTGCTTAGGAATAGCATTGATATCGCCACTTCTAAGTAAAGAAAGAGCTTTACCTCTGATTGAATTAACGCTTTTGCCAAGAGCTTCTGCGATTTCCTCAACAAAAGAACCACCGTTAACCATCTCAACGAATGTTCCTTCTTCTTCAGGAGTATAAGTTCTAACTGTTTCTACTTTAGGAGCAGGTTTAACATGCTCTGTTAATTCCATAGAAAGAATTTTTCCTTGGATTGATTTAGCAGAGAATTGTCCGCCTTCAAAGTTTGAAGCGATTTCTGCATATGTGTAAGAACCTGAGTTATCTTGAACAAAGTTTCTAAGAGTAGCTTCTTGCTCGTCTGAGAAAGATTTGCTTGCTGATGCTGAAGCTAATTCAACATCAAAACCCATTTTTCTTAATTTAGAAGAAACCGATCTTGTTGATGTTTCAAGATGATCAGCTGCTTCAGCAACTACTGCCTGTGATACAGGGCTTTGGTCACCGATGAAGTCCACTAGTTGCTGTGTTCTTTCATCTGTCCATTTTGGTAATGCCATTTTTAATTTTCCTTGATTAAAGTTTTAATATTATCGTAAATTATTATGCCCATATCTCGGGCTTTATTAGTTTTTGCTGATTCTATTCCACTTTCGTTTAGTAGAATCGTCACATCTTTTGTAAGGTTATCCTTTGTCTCAAATCCATGTTTTAGTAAAACTTCTTGTGCTACAGCCTTAGTCGGGTAGCTCTTAAGTTTACCTGTAATACAAACAACACCTTTCTTAGGAGTGTTGTCGACTTCGGACTTCTCACAAGTAAATGTAAAAGGTAAATCATCATACTCCATTGGATAGAACGTATTATCTAACCAATTAACTAAATTCGACGCCGCTTTAGGCCCCAGACCAGCATCTATACATCTTTGGTAGGTTATCTCTGAAATATCCGAGATTGTTCTCGTTAACTTATTAGATGCGCTAGAACCTATCAGCGGTATCGAAAAAGCTGGAAGGAGAGTTGTTAAATTTGCTGATTTAGAATTTTCTATCTCAGCAAACAATTTCTCTCCGAGCTTCTCCGACTTTAGGGCGGTAGATATTTCGTCCTCTGTTAAAGAGTAAATATCATGGTAGTCCTGTAAATCTAGTTTTTCAATCGAAGCCGAACCGAGACCTTTGATTCTAAGTGTTTTAGCAAAGTGCTCAACTCGTTTTGATGATTTGGCGGGACAAGTGTCATTTCGACAAAATAATTGGTCATTCACAATGTCTAACTCTGTGTTACAAGCTGGGCAATGTGTTGGTATAATTATTTCTCTCAAATTCACTTCTCTCTAAATTTTATAAATATATTATATCAAAAGAATAAGCATCTGTCAAGAACTATTTTTTGGGAACTCCTGCAAAATAAGCGACGAAATTTTGAAGCACTCTGTGTGACCACCAAATTTTTGCTTTGGCTTATAACTGTCATGCTTAAACTTCTTATGTAGCTCTTGCTCGAACTTCCAACAATTATAAATAGTATCATGGTAAGTGCGTTGAATACGCAAATCGTAGCCTTGAAAACCACGACTTCTTTTGATAACGTGCCGCCAGTCCTTTCCACTGGCAATTCCTACTTTAATACATTCACGTTCCCAAGTGGATTTATTTACTAAAATAACTCCGTAGAGAACACCCTCTCTATCTTTTTCAAGTGGGTGATTGTTAAAGTAAGTTTGATTATAGACTCCGCTCATTTCCACTCATGTTTTTCTTCAAGTGCAAACTGACAACCTTGAACAAAGTCACGATCTTCTTCATTCATTACTCCCCAACAGTAAGTAAGTCTATCTAGAAATAAATTTACTGTTTCTGGGTCATGAATCTGCATATTTCTTTTCATCATTTCTTCAAGAATTTGCATACGTAGTTCAATCTTTTGTCTGAGTGTATTAGCCATTTAAGTTTGTCAATAATCCTGTAAGTAAAATAAAACAAGCGATACTATTCAACATTACAAGTGCGCGATCTTTCCACGCAAATGCAACAAAAAGCCAACCTAGGCATCCAAGAAAGGATAGAAACGTATCAAGAGTATTGCTGTATCCAGCAGCTCTTACTACCATAGCACAAAGTAAAATGAGTGAAGCCACCCACTTTACATACCAATCAATC